CTTGACCTTATTACTTGGGCTCAAGCGCAAGATACGATTTTTATTTGTTATCCTCGCATGAGGCCATATCAAGCCGTGTGGGATCGGACGGCGCGCAACTGGTCTTTTTACCAGTTTGCTTTTGACGAAGGGCAGGGCGCCATTAAAATGCCGTTCTATCGCAGGGCGGTTCTTGGCGCAGTTATTTCATTTGATACGACGACAGGCTTGACAACGCTAACCTGTTCCAAGCCTTATTTTACGGCTGACATGGTTGGGTCAACAATTTCTATTGTTGGGCAGCAAGTAATTATCAAATCTTTCATTGCCAGCAATAAAGTAACGGCGCAAATAAATTATCAATTGCCCGATAGTATAGCGGTCATTGTGGAAGACACGACGCCATTTCTTCCCGGCATGATTTGTCAGTTTGCGTCTGAGGGAATCAAATTTGAGGTTGGAACCGTTGATGCGACGAACAAATCGATTGTTGGCGTATTAACGTCTCAGCTCACATTTGACCCGCTGGCCTTTCCAACAGACGCCACGACGAAGCCTGTTGTGGTTAGCCCTCTTGGTTCATCTACGACAACGGCTGTCCCTGCAAAGGCAGATCCGGGATCTCCGACTGTTCAATGGCAGGAGGAATTTTTCTCAGCCAAAGAGGGTTATCCAAGCAGCGTTTCTTATGACCGTGGCCGTCTGATCTTTACGGGGTTTCCTCAAGCATCAAACGCTATTCTTTGGTCGCAGATCAGTTCTCCGAATAGCTTTTGGATTGATAGCATCGCATCTAATTCACAGCCAGGAGCTGGCGCAGATGCCAAGTCTGCGATCTTTGAGCTTGTGTCTGGATCGTCTGACATATTCTTTGTTGAGGGTTGGCAGCAAGGTCAATTCACTTTTACGAGGCGCGGCGTTTACTTTACGCCTATCAGTCAACAATACCCAATGCAGCCCGGAAACGTGACGTTTGAAAAGATTTCAGACGATGGCGTTTCCAATGTGCGGCCAACAACGATTCAAGACGCCATTCTATTTATTAACGCTGGCCAAAACCGCATTGCCGCTATTCGCCCAACGGGTTCATATACTCGTCCTTTCTTGGTCCAAGACTTTACAGACACCCATACCGACCTGTTTAAAAATCCAACACATATCACAGTTAGAACTGGCGATGGCGTAAGGCCAGAGCGTGTTGTTTATGTTGTGAACCAAGATGGCGGTCTTGTTGTTGGCAAAGCCGTCTTTGATAAAGAAAACTTATTTGTTGGCTGGACACCTTGGCAATCCAAAGGGCCAGTTAAATGGGTTTCTGCCAAAGGGCCGAACGTGTTTTACACAGTCGGGAATGTCGGCAATGTTGGGCCTTTTTACACAGTTCAGCTTGAAACTGAGCAGCTATATTTGGATGATGCGCTTCTTATTAATTCAAGCAATGGCAACGCGAATCCACCAACAGGCTATGGCCCGTTTTATAAGTTCCCGACAGGAACAATGGTTACAATTATGGATGGCAATATCGATTACGGCGAGCGGCCTATCGATAGAAACGGCTTTGTTGTGTTTAGCCCTAATGAACAATTGCCAAGCCCAACTTTAGTTGGCGGCACATTTGTCGCGCCAGTGTTTGAACCATTTAGCTATTTCCAAAAAGTCGGAGATAGAACAAAGCGCATTGGACTAAATCGCGTATTTATTAACGTGACCAATGCCACAGATTTTACGCTCAACAACAAAGTATTTCCCTGCCAACGCTTTGGAGACGATGGTTCAGCGCAGCCTGTTCTCCTCGATGGCAGTTTCCGTATTCGTCCCTTTGGTCGGGGCTGGCAGCAAACTGTTACAGTAACGAAGCATCGCCCCGGTCCATTTACTCTGTGCGAGCTAACATTAGAGGTATCAAACTAATGGGATCGGGAGCTGACACACAATTAATGTCAGGCTGGATTTCAGCTCAAGGCATTATGATGAACTCGCAGGTCGAGGCTGCAAACATTCGTCAGCGTGGACAAGACGCATTATTCCAAAATGAATATGCGGCAGGTCAAGAGCAGTTGGCTGCTCGTATGACAGACCTAAAAGCAACGCAGACTGATTATGCAATGAGGCGAAGAACCGCCGATGACATGGCTAATGCAGATGCAATTATGGCGCTATCTGGAACAGACGATAGCTTAAGCCCGACAAATTATGCTGTGAGAAATTGGTCACAAGGCCAGTCAGATCGACAAATACAACAAGCAAATTGGAACTCTCATATGGACTCTGAGGGTCAGAGATTTGCTGCAAACATGGACATGATTCAAGGTTATAAAGAAATGGACGTTGCCGAGTATAACTCGATAGCGACGTTGGCTTCTGGAAACATGGCTGCAATGGGAGCTTTGCTTCAAGGTATTGCGGCGTCTGATAATGCAAATACAGAAAAAGCGAGTGCTAGGACACAGTCTATGATTGGGTTGGCAAGTAGCGGGCTAGGGTTGATTGGAGCGTTTATCTAATGGCTAATATGCTGAATCTGCCAAACGCAGAAGAAGACAAACCAATCCTTGCTGACGTTCAAGAGCCACAGTTAGAAAATTCTATCTTTCAGCGCGGCGATCTTAAATCAACTGGCGATGGCATGGTTGCTCTCGCTCAGGGCTTGGCTGCTTATGGTAGCGCGCAGACCAACAGAGAAATATCCAGCATCAAGAATAGCGCCTCTATTGGCGAGGCCGCTATGGGCGGTCTTGCTCAGATGGCTGGAAAGTTAAAGCAGAATTTCAAAGAGCAGGGCGGCGAGGATCAGATTGCATATCAGGTAGATCCTGAGTCTGGTCGCATGAGCGCCGTTGGCCCCGGCCAGCCATTTTCTGGCGCCAATGATATGTTCTCAGGCGGCTCAATTGGCGATGATCTTCTTGGCGGATTTTTTAAATCAAGCAGCGGGTCTGGAAATTATACAGCGCCAACTACAGAAGAAGCTGGTCAGCGGCCAGCCAATATTGGCGAGCGTAAACCCGGACAAGTGACAGGCCCCGGCACAGTCGCACAAGCAACCATTGTTGCTGGACCTGCGCAGCATTTGCAAAATCTACAAAACGACCTTCAAGACATTGCAAACGAAAACGCTTCTAATCCATCTGGCTATTTAAAAGCATCAAATGAATATCTGGCTAAACAATATGAACTTAGCACATCCCTTGGCAAGGGCGGCATTAAAGCCTTTGAACATGCGACTAATTTTGCTGGACAGCTTTATCGCGGCATATCATCTAAATACACAGCGCAAAAGCTAAGGGGTGATTACAACGATACGTTAGCGCGCAATGACTCGCTGACAAATGATCTATATAGCACTTCGCGCACTTATGATGATTCCAAGCAAAGTTTTGATGATTGGTTTAGCAATAGCCCGCAATGGAAAGAGCTGAACAATAACGTCGCTGGCATTTCAACAAACCCGGCGCTTAATTCTGATTTTGGTCAGCAAAAAGCCGCTAATTATTTAGAAGCTGTTAAAGACACCGCTCGCCAAGAATATGTAATTGGCAAGGCTGCATCGATAAGAGATGAAAAAGGATATGACGCCGCCTATGAATGGTTAAAAAACGAGACGATTGAAAATAAAAACTCATCGTTGTCGCCTGAGAAAAAGACGACTGCTTGGCGCGCTGGCGTTGCTGAAATTAACGCTCTTAATGAAACGCAAAAAGCAGAGCGATCGGCTGCGGCATCTGCAACGCAAAAGATGATGACTGATTTAAGAAATGGTGGATTTAAAATTATTCCCCATCAAGACATATTAAATATGGCTGCGGCTGCGCGTAAGGCTCATTATCCAGAGGGAGCCTTGGCGCTTGAATCTTTAGCCCGCATTAATAATAGCCGAGACGTTCAGACTGCTTTTCAGTTGCCAGCCGTTAAAGCCGTGGAAACATTGTTTGGCCCCGGCGGAAAATCTATTGTTACATCGACTGCTAAATCAAACATAATGGACACAGCCCATAAAAATGGGATGATGAATTATAATGAGTTTAAAGATAAGTTGATTTTAGAAAAAGGAGCCACGCCTCAAGAAAGAAACCTATACGACGATCATCTTGAAAACCTTTGGGGCAATGGCGGCATCGATAACCCAGACGGTTCTCGTTCGACAATTGAACAGGCAATTGTTCAAAATCCGGTAGATGGCAAATTTTACAATGTGCCGACCATTTGGAATGGCAAAAGGCACACTGAGACTGAGGCGCTTAATAGGGCTTATGCAAAAGGCATTGAGCGTTATCCATCAAGCGATGATCCAAAGGCTTTGGATGAGCGTTATTTAAAAGACATTCATCCATATTTTGACCAAGACGTTCAACGCTATAGAGGTGAAAAACAATCTCGGCCTTATATGTTTCCAGACCAAACTGGCGGCTTTGGCTCATATAAATCTGGAGATATTCCATTAAGTGGATCTGCTGCTCACTATGGCGAGTCATATGTTGTTGGCGGCATGAAGCCTGAGTTTAGAGATAGAGTTGCGGCAATGATGCGCGCCGCTAAAGCTGAAGGTGTCCCGCTCTCAATTCATTCCGGCTTTAGAAGCCAAGAGCATCAAGATAGATTATTTGCGCAATCAGATGGCTCTGGACATTGGGTTGCTAAACATTCTCATCACACCAATGGAGATGCGGCAGACCTTTCCGGCGATCTAAATTGGGCGCAAAGAAACGCTCAGCGTTTTGGTCTTCACTTTCCTATGTCATGGGAGAAGTGGCACGTTGAGCTTGAAGGGTCGAGGGGCCAGCAACAATACAGCTATTCGCAAGGCCCCGTATCTAACAGGTCTGTTGCCAATGCTATCTTTGGTCAAGAGAGCGGGTGGAATCCTAATGCAAGGACATCCGTTAATGGCGCCCACGGCATAGCGCAGATTACGCAAGGCACCTTTAATCAGTTTGCGCAGCCCGGAGAAAACATCAGCAACCCTGAGCATAATGCTCGCGTTGGTCAGCGTATTATCGATCATTATATGAAAAAATATAATGGCGATGTTTCTCGCGTTGCTGTCGCTTATTTCTCAGGCGAGGGCAACGTGGCTCCTATGGGCTACGCTCAGCCATACAAAGAAGATAAGAAAGACGGTAACGGCAAATCCGTTTCTGGCTATGTGACTGATGTTATGGGTCGTCTGTATCAAGACAGATCCGGCTATGGAGCCAACCAAGGTTCTTATATGCCAAGCGGCCCATCTGGACCGTCGCCCATGACTGAGCCAATGAATACGACATATGCTGGACCAAGTTCAGCAATTCCATTTACAGTCGATGAAATGGCCCACAATATGTATCTTGGGTCTGACTTTGTGAGAGATAAAGTCAACGATCTGAATACAGAAGCAGGAACATTAAAAGGTTTATTGCCGGGGATTGAAGATAATTTGCGTAAAGGAATTGCCCCAGATCAAGAAATGGTCGCATCAGTTATGCAATTTGCAAAAGCATATCCAGAAAAGCTGCCCGGAGTTTTTGAAAAGCTGTCAGCTATTTCTGAAGCATCTCAAAATGTTTGGAAACTAAACGGCAAAGACTTAAACCAATGGCTAGATCAAACTTATGAAATGGCCAAGACAAGCCCAGACCTTAGAACACAAATACTTGCAAAAGAAGCCAAGGCGCAGTCTGAAGCAGCTTTAAAATTGCAGAACGATGATCCTTGGGAATACGGTTATCGATCTGGCGTATCGAAATCCAAACCAATTAATTGGGCTGAAGCAACAAACCCACAACAGTTTGGCGCTCAAAATGCTGGTCAGGTTATTGGGACAGCAATGGATCAGCGTAAACAATTTGGTGCTGCTCTTAAAGAAAAGATCGGCACTGGAAGTTTAATGGAATATGTTTATCCAAAAAAAGATTTAGATGCTCTAGCAGATACGCTTGACAATGCCGATGGTTTACAGGTTTCGGAAATACTTGGCGGGATTCAAGCCAATGTTTCTAGTCCGCAGGAAATGGCGCGTATTCTTAGCAATAAGAACGTAGTCAAATCATTGTTTGGTTTATCAAAGTCTGACGATATTAATCGTGCTTTGCCCGCAAACAAGTTCCTTGATTACGCCCATGATATGGGGCCAGTTGTTTTTAGTGGGAACTTTGGCGAGAAGTCTGTAAATGACATCAAAGCCTTTATGTATAATGCTAGATATAATTCTGGGAAAACCGCTGTTGAGCTTCAAAATAGCCAGCGTGAATTAAATACAAGCGATCCTGTTTATCGCGCAAAAGAAAGAGAGGCAGCAAAGGCCGCTCTTGATTTTACGCCAACCAAAGTAATGTCTTATCTTAAAGACAACAAAGCTATTGAGTCTATGTCAAACGATAGCTTTTTTCATAATGTGGCAAAAGATTCTCCAGTTTCTCCAGACAAATTCAGCAAAGAAAGTGGCGAAAATGCAATGGTTGATCTTTTCCGTAAACGATACATCAGCGCATATGCCAACAATGCAACAGATAAAGGCGCTAAGGAAATAGCGGCAGCTTATGTTGGAGACTCATTTAAAAGATCATCTTTTAATGGCGGTCGTTTGCTATGGAACTCTCCTGAGAATGTTTACGGAGAACATCCAGAAATGCTTCAGCCTTTTACGCAAGGGCTTAACAAGTTTGTGTTTGATAATGCGATGAAGCAAAATATCAGACTTGATAACAATGCTATCTTTACGCCGCAAATGGCGGCTGGATCTTCCGGAACATTTGGATTTGGCGCAAAGCCCGGAGCTTATCTTTTGTCCGACAAGCAAACGGCAAATGAGCGCATCGACATGAAGAACCCAACATACATGATCCAAGTCAAGGACGTTGATGGCAAGTGGCACCTGCTTTTAGATCAAAACAAGAAGCCATTGCGCTATGGTCTTCCTAATGAGAGCGCGCAGCAACAGATGCCTGTTCCAAACTTAGGTCAGTAATATGGATGAAGAAGAAAATGTATCTCTGCCTGAGTCGCCAACAGCGTCAGGCAGTTCAGCAACTCCTGACATTAATGAGCGTGTAGAGAATGAAATTTCGGCGCGTCAGGTAGAAGAAGCGCCAGCATTAAATCCATATCAAGTTGCTCAGGCTGATGAGCCGCAGTCTCAACCAGAAACTCAAGATAATGTTATGTTTACGCCGCCAGATAATTCGCGGCAAAAAAGCATTGAGGCGACACGGCAACAAATTGCTGAGAAATACCCAAACCAGACTGTAGCGCCTCAACCACAGCAACCAGCGCCAGCGCCTCAAAAAGCGCCAGAGGCTCCTAAAGATTATACGACTTGGGATTACCTCAATGCCCTTTGGCATGAGAATGATTTCTATGTTCTCTACGACACATTGCGCGATCAATATAACAATGGCGCCATTGATCGCACACCTGACCCTAACTTTAATCCCATTGAGGCAGCTCACGGAACATGGGCTGAAGGTAAGTTAGATCAGCTCGTCAATTTGCATAACAGGTCTGAGTTCGACAGCTTCATTGCCGAGGGGCAGGAGCATATCGATAACGACAAGATATTGGAGAGCATGGGTTGGTCTGGGGTTCCTGTTAGGTTTCTAAACGGGATGGTTAGTCCGGCGGCTGTTATTCCCGGCATGATGGGTCCAAAGGCTTGGTCGCTAGGCGCTAAGATGGCACTAGGCGGCGCTGTGGCCGCTGGCGCTATGGAGCCTTGGTATCGCGCCAATGATCCAACGCGCACCAATGAAGATTCATTAATGGCAATATCTGCCGCCGCTGTGGGATCTGTCGTTTTAGGCAAAGGGTTGGCCTATGCCGGAGAGAAGCTGGCCCCCGTCATAGAGCGCATAAAACAGGCGCGTGGTGAGGCTGAGCCTGTTCTTGGAGATGAGGGCAGGAATGTTGTTGTAAACCCTCCTGAGAGCGATTTTACGGCCTATTCCAGCGACAATCCATTTGGGCCAGAAGCTCCTGCCGTCACGCAAGATATGAAGATGCTGAACGGCGAGAAGGTAAAGACCGATGGAGAGAACCTTGCACCGCCAGTAACGGGCGAGATGAACGGCGTTAAGGGCGGCATCGAGGTCGCGCCAGAGACGCCAGAGCCTAAAAAAGCATGGGTCTATTCTGAGTATAAAGGCGAGCAGCCTCAGACAAAGGCCGATGAGATATTGCAGGGCAGGGAGCTTGACCATGCCACGGTCGGGCCAAAGATGCTTGAGCCTGTTTACGACAAGGCTGGTCAGATCATTGAAGGTATAGCGAGGACAAAGGCTGGCGGCATTGTTGCCGACATTGTTACGCCTCTTGGCCGCATGTCTCATGTTGTTGGCAATAGTATTGTTGGCAACATAATGGAGAACAGTCATTCAAAGGTTGCTCGCGCAACTTTGCTTGACATGGCAGACACGGCAAGACGATCGGCTAACCAGCAACTTGGAGAGCTGAGAACCTTAAATGGCGGTTCGATTGAAGTTGAAAAAGGCATGGCTCAAGACATTGAGCTGTATAATTCAATCAGAGCTGTTGACGAGGCTTATGCCGAACATCGGTTTGGCAGCGCAGATAAAGAGCCAACATTAAGAATAACGGGGTCTAATTATTGGGGCGTCACCCCTAAGCCCGCCGAATCTTTATCATATGAAGAATTTAATGATCGCGTCTTTAAGGCTCTCAACATGGGCGACAAAGACGTAGGAGCTGTCAGCCCAGAAGAAGCATTGCCGCAAGTTGAAAACGCTGCAAAGGCTGTCAGAAAAATCTTTAGTGATTGGCAGCAACGCGCTCAAAAAGTCACGATGAATGACGGGTCTAAGCTGTTAGCTGATGAGCTTGGTAGCCCTATGGGTGCAGAAACATATGCGCCGCACATATACGACCCTGTAAAAATCGATAAAAACCCTACTGGTTTTATTGATATGTTTTACAAAAGCCTCAAGTCTCAACATGAGGCTCAGGTCGCATCGCGTGAAAAGATCAGCCTTTATCATAACGCATTAAAATCATCTGATGAGTTTATCGAGACATTAAACAAAATCATCGATGGTGGTCAGGAAAATCTCGACAAGCTCGCTATTCAGCAAGAAGAAGTCAGGCGCTTTAACAAGTTTGCCTATGCGCGATCGGCTGATCTAAGCGCGCCGATTGATACAGCTCGCGCTAATGTCAGGAAATTAACCGATTCTATTCAGCCGCAGCTAAATAAACTTGAGGCTCTTAGAACAAAGATTGGCGCTGAGAAAGACAGTCTACCTCATATCAAAGAAGTAGAGAGCCAGATATTCGATCTCATCAATGCAAACGCTAGACTTAAAAACACCAAGTCTGCGTTTGAGCATGTTGCTGGCGCTGAAGATTTAGTTAATCACATTGACTCTTTAATTGAGTCAGCAAAGGGCGGCATTAGAGGGGCGTCTGAAAATGCCAAGCTCGCTAATTCAATGCCAGATGCGGCGACCTTAAAAGCGTTAAGGGCTCAAGCTGCAAAGATCAGAAAAGAGATTGCGCCTTATACCAAGGCAATCAAAAAGAATAGAAACGACATAACAAACCTTATGGCTTCTCGCGGCGATCTCGCCAAGGGTGGCGCTGTATTTGAGACTGAGATTAGAAACCGTGGCAATACATTGGCCAATAAAGAGTCGGCCCATATTGCTACAGTTGATGAGGCTAAAAGAAAACTATCCGAGGAAATAGGCCACAACAACAATATGCGCGAGTTGCTTGAAAAGCATGTCGGTGAATGGGTTGGCAAAAGCAACAAAGAAGCAAAGGCAGCTTTGGCTGCAAGAGCTGAGGCCGAGGCAGAGCGTAACGCAAAGATCGAAGAAGGAACGTATCAAGGTCGCGGTGAGCGTCTTACGACTGCTGACCAAGCCGTGGAATCTTTTGCTCGTCGCGTCATGCGCAGAACAGACCTCGATCTAACTGGCAAAGAATTAGACAATAATCTTCTAAAACAAGCCAACGAGATTGCTGACGATATTAGATATTCATCTAATAACCGACTTAACTATGATGGCGACAAAGCAAATCATGGCCCTGTGTATCAAGCAGATCCAGAGCTGCGCGGCGGCTTTAGGGGTAGAACTGTTCCAATTCCTTTCGATCAAAAATCTAAGTTTCTAAAGTCAGACATGCGCGACGTTATGGCGTCATGGTCAAGGACTGTTCCAACTGACGTTATCTTTGCTGAAAAAATGGGTAGTCTTGATCTCGCTGAGAGAAAGTCTCTTATCGATAATGAATACCTCGACCTTAAAAGAGCGGCAAATCAACGCTTAGAGGACGGTGAAATAAGTAAAGAACAACATTTGAGGTTGATTAATAATTATTCCGCACAGCAAAAGATCGACAAAGATCAGTTGACTGTTGTTGCTGAGCGGTTGCGCGGTATTCATGGCTATACGCCTGACATGACCACCAACATGGCCGCTGGTTTTGCCAGAGACATGCAGAGCATTTCTACGGTTGCGTCTCTAGGTCGCGCCGTTCTCTCCTCAGTCGTTGACGCTGGCGGCGCTGCGTCATTGCGTTGGGGTCTTGGCAACGTATTTAAACATCAATACTTCCCAATGATTAGAGCTTTGGCTCAAATGAAGCCGGGGATGTATGACGCTGAAGTTCGACGCCAAGCAAAAGAATTTGGTCTTGGTATAGAAACGGCGATGACCCTTATGCGGGCTCAGTTGCCAGAGATTGTGCAGGGTCCGGGCAATCCTTTTTCCAAGTCACTTGCATATGGAACAAGCCGCTACATGATCCTCAACGGTCTGATGCCTTGGACCGATGCGATGAAATCATGGGGTGTGACTGCGGCAACGCGCGTCTTTGGAGAGGCCGCGCAGCGTGTCGCTAATGGCGCCCATACCGCAGAGGACTTGCAGAGACTTTTCGACGCTAACATTCCGGTTGATGTCGCCAAGGAAATTGGTCGCCAGTATGAGAAACATGCTGCCGACAACCTCAACATTGGCTTTAAGTTCGCCAATATAGACAAGTGGGACATGACGCCAGAGGCGCAAGAAGCCAAGCGTTATTTTAAGATGGCGATGCGCCGTGAGGGTAACACGATTGTTATGACTCCGGGGGTTGCTACAGCTCCTATCTGGACAAGCCACAAACTGCTCGCTCCTGTGTTCCAGTTCAAAAGCTATGCTTGGCGCGCACATGAAATCATGGCTACGTCGAACATGCAGAATCTTAATATGAAGCTGCTCGGCGGTTATTTATGGGCTGGCGGCTTAGGGACATTAGCCCTTTACTTGCAGAAGATGGATCGAGGCGAGGAATTTCCAGATGATCCAATGCAGGTCATCAAAGAGGTTTCCGATCTTGCGTCATTTGCGCCGATCTATAGCGACATCAACAAGCAGTTTTCATCTGCAACAAATGGCAGGTTAGACGCTTGGAGATTGGCTGGCGTTGATAGCCCATATATGCGCGCTGGCGATAGGACACAAATTCAAGCTGTAATGGGTCCAGCCTTTGGTCTTGTTGGCAATGGTATTAATGCTGCGATAGATGCGGCGTCAGGAAACGCTACTGGCTCGACGTATCACAATCTCAGAAAGATGATGCCGGGGCAAAATCATTTCCTTGCTTGGCCTTTGTATGATTTAGGCGAAGCTGCGGCTGTTAGTGGCGCAGATGTTAAGCCGACTAAGAAACAAAAGACCATGATGGAAAATTGGGGCTATTAGTCGGTGCGTTTAATCTGGGGTGAATGACTGCTTTTTTGTCTCCGCAATCGAGAGAGAGAAGCATGTCCTTACCACCCGTCCCGCCAGTAGCAGATGCCGACCGAATTGCTGTTTACACGAATACGGGACCAGTTTCTTTTGTTGATGTCCCTTATCCAGTTTACGGCGGTGCGGAGGATCTTCTCGTAAGATTTAACGGGTTGGATCAGAACCCGAATGTTTGGACTTTATCATCTAAAAGCGGCCAAGACCTTGCATCATTACCGCAACCATTAACTGATGCGCAGATTAATTTTGTCTCTCCCGTTCCAGCATTTACAAAAATTGAAGTTGTCGGCGTCATACGCCCTCGACAACTTGTTATGCCGACTGCTTCTGGCATATCGCGCCGTGAATATAATTATGAAAACGGTTATGTCGTCACAGCGTTGCGCGAAGCCTATACGCGCATAAACAATATTCCCGCTGGACCACCCGGACCACAGGGGCCGCCGGGAAAAGACGGATTAGTTGGGCCGCAGGGCGTCCAAGGATTGCAGGGCCAAGACGGGCCTCGCGGCGAGCCGGGCGAGGTCGGGCCAGAAGGAGCGCAGGGAAATTCTGGACCTCCGGGCCAAACGGCAGATTTACGGTTTGCGGTTGCTAATAAAACTCCAAGCGATCTTCCCGCTGATGGCTTAATTCCAAAGAACTTTGATAGCCCCGGTATTCCTCCGCAGGATGTTCAATTCAGACCCGGAGAAGCTGTCGTCTTTGGTGCGGCATATAATTATCATGTCTATTCTTACGTTGGCGATTTAATCAATCGCACGACTGTTACCTTTAAAGCTGGCGATGCGCCGTCAACATGGGCAAACCTTGGCGCTGTTGCTGGCCCGCAAGGTGTGCGCGGCGAAAAGGGCGAAACGGGGCCTCGCGGATTTGCTGGACAGGTTGGGCCGCAGGGTGTGCAGGGATTGCAGGGCGTTGCTGGTCCCGCTGGTGTTCAAGGACCGCCCGGAGAGTTTGCAACGGTAACGGGTAGTTTCTCAACTGCTACGCCGTCAGAATTGCCGCCAAGCGGATTAATCCCTGCTAACTTTGATGGCCCCGGCAAACCGCCGAAGTCATATCAAGTCGCCTATAACGATGGTTTGATCTACACGCCAACTGGCGACATCTGGGTTTATGTTACGGCCAATGAATATAACCCTTCTGGTTGGGTTAATTCTGGTCATGTGCAAGGACCGCCCGGACCCGCTGGCGAGCCGGGAATACAGGGTGTTCGTGGTCCCGAAGGGCCTCGCGGAAATGATGGCGCAGATGGCGCTCCCGGAGACCCCGGCGAGTGTGGTCCTCCCGGCGAGCAAGGAATACAAGGCCGGGACGGTGATCGCGGTCCTCCCGGTTCTACAGGTCAAGCTAAGGGTGAGTTTGTTAATCGCACACCTGACGAGCTGCCAGCCAATGGTTTAATCCCGAAAGACTTTGATGGTCCCGGTAAACCTCCGGCTGATATTCAGTTCGCCGCTAACGATGCGCTTATTTACAACGGCACACAGCAACCACAGAATACTGGCAATCTTTATATCTTCACTAATAGCCCCGGTTTTGAGGTTGATGGCTGGATTAACGCTGGTCGTATCGTTGGCCCGCAAGGAAAAGAGGGACCGCAGGGCGTTGCTGGGCCGCCGGGAAAAGACGGCGATGTCGGAGAGCGCGGCCCGCAAGGAGAACCCGGCCCGCCCGGAAAAGAGGGGCCTGTTGGCCCAGAGGGACCGCCTGACGTTAATTCATTAAAGAAAGACGCAAACCTTTCTGACTTAACCAATGCTGGCCTTGCGCGTGAGAACCTTAATCTTGGAACTGCCGCGATATTAGATGCTGGCGAGCTGCCGAACAATGTTGTGCAATTAGATGAAGCTGCGCGTCTTCCCGCAGTTGATGGCTCGTTGCTGAAAAACCTTCCCGGCGGTCAAGGCGGTGGCGGTGGTGCAACTGGCGCTGGCGGTGATGAGGTGTTCTTCCTCAACGATCTTGTCGTCGCGCACTCATACATAATTCCTGACAGTAAAAACGCTGGCACATTTGGGCCTGTGAAAATCAACGATGGCGTTACGGTTGAGATACCGAGCGGCAGCGTTTGGACAATCATTTAAGAGGCGGCAATGGTTAGCGCGGTTGGACTTGTAAATGCACAGGGCGGCAAGGCGATACTTGTATCAAATGATAGCCCGAATACGACAACGGTTAAGATGCCAACTGTTAGCGGCACGTTAGCTGTTGAGGGTGTTACAGGTGGTGTTCCAACGGGCACTGTTGTTTTCGGCGCGTATCAAGCTGCGCCTGACGGTTGGTTAGTTTGTGACGGCTCATCTCATCCTGTTGCAACATATCCTAATTTACATGCTGCAATCGGCAATACGTTTGGCGGCGATGCAACAAACTTTAATGTCCCAGATTTACGCGGCGAGTTTATTCGCGGTTGGGATAATGGTCGTGGCGTTGATCCCGGTAGAGGTTTTGGTTCAGCGCAAGGAGACGCGATTAGAAATATAACGGGTAGCGTTGGTCAGCAAAGTAACAGAAATTGTTTTGATGGCGGCACAGGAGCATTTTATTTAATTGGTGGTGGCAACTCTGCGGCGGCAGAAACAGCTAATCCTTCGCCTAATCTTCTTGAATTTGACGCTTCTCGCGTTGTTCCAACTGCGCCAGAAAATAGGCCAGTGAACGTCGCCCTTCTTCCCATCATTAAATACTGAGGCCCGATATGCCTGTTACGATTAACGGAAATGGCGTTATTACCGGGGTCAACATATCTGGCGTTGATACTGGAACGATTGCTTTTTTTGCAATGCAGACTGCGCCGGAAGGTTATTTAGTTTGCGATGGTCGCGCAATTTTAAGAAGCACATACGCTGCTTTGTTCAAAGCTATTGGCATTGTGTTTGGCGCTGGTGATGGCAGCACGACTTTTAATCTCCCTGACTTGCGCGCTAACTTTGTTAGAGCATGGGATGATGGCCGTGGCGTAGATGCTGGTCGTGCGTTTGGATCTTTTCAAGACGATGCTTTTGAAAGTCATGGCCACAATGTAACAGTTAATGATCCCGGTCATACACATTCAAGTCCTTATTCTTACAACGCTGGTTCACAAGATTGTCCAGATTTAGGCCCTGTAAACGGTGATCCAAAAACTTGGTTACATGAAGCTAAGACGGGAATAACTGTTTCAATTGATCGCGCTGGCGGCACAGAAACCCGCCCTAAAAACATTGCGCTTCTTGGCTGCATAAAGGTCTAACCATGTCCACACTTGAAACCACAATCATCAAACACCCGTCGAGCGTAGAAAACAATCTGACGCTTAATGCAGATGGCTCTGTTGATTTCTATAGCCCTACAAGCGGCGGCGCTGCACCCGGCGCTGTCATGTATTACGCTATGAAAACGCCACCTGTTGGATGGTTAGTTTGCGATGGTTCTTCACACCCTATTGCATCTTATCCATTTTTACATGCCGCTATAGGCGACACGTTTGGAGGTGACGCCACAAATTTTAACGTCCCAGATTTACGCGGTGAATTTATCCGTGGATGGGATGATGGCCGTGGCGTTGATGCTGGGCGCGCGTTTGGCTCTGGGCAAGGCGATATGTTTGGAAGTCATGGTCACGACGTTAATGATCCCGGTCATGCTCATCATAAAGCGTCTCAATCTGGCAGTAACGGCGCGAACAATGATCCTGACTATATAGCGTGTGGCATTTTTGCCAACGCATATGGAGAATTGTTTACTCGCGGATCCGACACAGGCATTTCAATAGCCGTAAATGGCGGTAATGAAACGCGCCCCAAGAACGTCGCCTTGTTGCCCTGCATAAAGACCTAGCATGATTGATCTCGCCGTCTTCTTTTCCGCTGTCCGTAAGACGTTATTCCCTAACGGTCTGACTAAAGGTCAGGTCGATGGGATGGAGCGGATCATTAAATGTTGGGAAGATGAATATTCAAAAAACAGATGGAAGATCCAGCTCGCAGAGTTGGCGTATATTCTGGCAACAATCTATCACGAAACTGGCAAAGTTATGCGCCCCATAAAAGAGGGCGGTGGCCAGCAATATCTAAGGTCAAAGAAATATTATCCCTATATTGGCGTCGGCCTTGTTCAAGTAACATGGGCTGCAAACTGGAAACGATGGGGGATTAGCTCAATCGAGGATGGATTGAGCTGGCCGATTGCTTTGCGCGCCACGTTTGAGGGCATGGCAGAAGGGGCTTTTACTGGCAAGAAATTGTCCGATTACATTGGCAATGGCCGCAGAGATTACGTTGGTGCGCGCCGTATTATTAACGGCACAGATCGCGCTCAATTGATTGCTGGCTACGCTGAGAAGTTCCGTGAGGCGCTATTAGCTGCCGAGCAAAAACAACCAACGCCAGCGCCAGTTCCAGAAGCGGCGACGGCAGATTTCCGCGCATGGTTGTTGGCTGCGTTGCGTGAGGATGAGGAAGTAAGAGAGGCGATCCTTGCGCTGGTTTATCCAGGCGAGGAACTCACTGACGAGCCAAATCAAGTATCGGAGTTAGATCCAATGGATGAGCCTCACGATGAGTATGGCCCAGAGATGGCCTATGCCGACAATGATTATGGTTCTGCGTAGCGTTGTCGCAGCTGCGTTATTATTTTTTGTTACAACACCCGCATATAGCCAAGCCAACAATAACGCTGCATCGACAAATAACACTAGCACGACTGACTTAGCTGTTAATTCTGGGGCAAACGTAAACCAACCATCAGTCAGTATTAGTCGGATACCCAGACAAGCCCCCGGCGCGATAGCTCCTGGCATGGCGGTTAGCGCCGTTGAAACCTGTCTCGGCAGCATGACCTTTGGAGCCAGCACTATTCTTGGCGGCGTTTCAGTCGGTATCCCAATGGAGGATAAGCAATGCACAAACCGATTAAATGCCAGAATGTTAAGCCAGCTTGGACAGGCAACCGCTGCTTTAGTCCTGCTGTGTCAGGGGCGTGATGACATTACACGTGCGTTGGCAGCGGCGGGGCTTTTCTGCCCTACTATTGAAGCGTCAGAAAAGAAACTCAGCGATCATCGCCAAACTGAATACATGGGCGAGATAGCAAAATATATAAATGAGCAATCAAAACAGCAAATAGAAGAACAGGCAAAAGAAGCTGCGCAAGAACAAGACACAAGAACTGATAGCGAGAAAATAGAAGATTTATTTTACGATAGCCAGGGAAACGCATTTAAAGCGCAACAGTTTCCCTCAGACAAACATGCCAGATCCGCTGGGGCAATCAAGTCAGATAGTGGAGAATGGGTTGTCCCAGTTTTCACTAGCCGGGGAGGGCGGTAGTTCCCTCTAATTTAAGGAGTATGGACATGAAATATCTTGTAACCCTGGCAGTTGGGTTGACTGTCGCTGGTGCTGCTAATGCACAGCAATTTACGGCCCCTGCGCCTGTAAACGCTGGCTCTGGCGCTACTGGTGGAAATTTCTCCAATGGTGGAAATTTCACATCAATGGGCGGTGGCATTGTTAATCTTAACTCTGCTACTGCGCACCAAGGTTCGGCTGGTGCTGTTGGCACGTCCAACAACACGGCGTCTCTGACGGGCAATGCTACTGGTAACATTACTGGCAGCATGACCTTTGGTGGAGCCAACACAAACAGCGCCAACAACTCCAACAACGGAACTTGGTCGCAAACAAACACTGGGTCGCTTAACGGCACACAGAATACGACTGTTGGCAATACGACTAACCTGAGCGTGAGCGGCACTAATTCCGCTGGCGCGACGGGATCGACAAGTCCTGCGTCAATCACTGGAAGTAATAGCAGCACATCTGCTACGACAACCAATGGCACAACGGGCCTGACGAGTGGTCAGACACAGAACACGGCTCTGAACAATACGTTCGGCGGCTCGTCAACTGGTGCTGGCACACAGACGTTTTCCGGCAATCTTAACGCTACGGGTAGCGGCACTGTATCTGGCTCAACATCATCAAATGTTGTTGCCAGCGGCCCAGGCACGATCCAGGGCGTTGCTCAGAATACGTCTAGCGTATTTGGTGGCGGTCAGGGAAATTACGGAACCGGCTTCTAATAATGGGAGGGGGGAGCAATCCCCCTAACTCTCATGGACAAACCACAACCACCACGCAGAAACTACCCGACAAGCTATCCAGAACCTACCCGGTATGACCAGGATAGTTATCCACAGGTTAGCAGCGGAACTGTTAATACCGTGGCGGGCAAAGTCTTCGAGGCTTATCGGATCAACCCGGTCATGATCGCAATGATCGTCTTGTTGCTCACAATCCTTGGCGCGCTCGGCTGGTATATGATGCGCAATGATGATCGCATCTATAGCTATATCGCGCTGCGTGATACGCGAGAGAGAGACTTAAATGATCGCCTCATCGAAATGGCTTTGAAGTGTCGGGATCAGCCCGCAGACAAGTCCGCATTTCCTCAACCAAACTTTCCTAATTTAACTGGCGGCGGCAAAGCATTTGAGAATAACAGCGCCGGATCTAAGCGTTAAAAAACAATGAGTGATGGTTACTTCCCAAGCTGTATACGAGGGTTCGATTCCCTTCGCCCGCTCCATAAAATCAATCACTTAGAAAAATCGTTCCGTCCAGTTCCGTCCGGTTGACGCCGGAACGATTTTACCCATTAGAAAGAGCGAGTCTTAGCTCTGCAACACGCTTTGATTGAGCGAGTTTTTTACCGCGAATATATCGCAATGTTGTGCGCGCATCTGAGTGACCCATTGTCTCTCGAATATCATCCAATGTGCCGCCAGCTTC